TGCACCTAGCTGAAATGCTTGAAGAGATTGGTCGGCCATAAGATTTAGAGTCCGAAATTGGACGAGCTGTATTCAGGGAATAGGCTGGTAGATTGCGGCCCTATTTCAGAGGTATTTGTTCTCGGGAAAGAATAAAGCTCAGGATCGTTCTGGGGATTGTAAGACGATGGCGGTCGATATCCTCCTGGCAGTTGAGACATCAACGCACTCGAAATTCCATATTGCGACAGCGCACCGCCAACCTGACCACCAAATCCAGTGACAGCACTCTGCAACGCTTGCTGCATCGGAGAAGCGGAAGCAGCGGCCTGAGCGGCTTGCAAATCGCGTCCATACTGAAGCTGTTGCTGTTGCTGCATAAATCCAATCCGCTGAGACGGAGTGATAAACATGCTACTCACCGAGAATGGCTGAACCATTCCAACAGACCGCTGCTGCTGAATGAAACTCTGAGCTTGAGCCAGACCCTGATTCTGAAGCTGCATCCCAGTCAACCCCAAGTCGCGAGCGGTTAGCGCACGACCGAATCCAGATGCGCCGCCAAATCCTCCAGACAAAGCTCGTCCAGCGGCAGAGCGTTGAACCTGAGCAGAAACCTCTGGTGAGATTTCGCCTCGCAAGGCCGACCCAATGTTCTTGCCAGCCTGCTGAATCAACTGGTCATAGCCTGGAATCGCGCGACGAAGCTGCGCCTCAAGCTGAGACTGCTCAGCGGCGGTCGTCTTGGTGGCCAACTCAGTTGCAGGCTCAAGCGATGCGATATTCTGCTGAATCGCCTTTTGCTGTTCTCCAGCAAAATCAATCGGCTTCAATTCTGGAACCTTTGGCTTCTTTCCGCCAAAAAGCCCACCAAGCAGGCTTCCCGCTGCGGAAATTCCTGCTCCACCCAAAATTGAACCTACAAGTCCTATTGCCATAAATTATCCTTTTGGTTCAGAACCATTGCGAGAATCCACCGCCATTCAATCCTACACCGACCATGCGTATCGTTGCGACAGCGTCGCCCAGATACTGCATCGTCTGCTCCTGCACAGCTTGAACCGCTTTGGCTTCGTAGGCCACTGCTTCCTGAATCAAATCGTTCTCTTCCTTTCGAATCGCCATGACCATCAGCTTGATGGCATCAGCGCACGGAGGAATAAGGTAGTCATTGACGCTCGTCGCGTTGATATGGCGCATCTTGCCAATAACCGTGACGGTCTGAGTGCAGCAATCGCTGTTTCGACCAGTCCACAGGCTACGACGATACTGCGGCAAAGTTTCATCAGGGTCGTAAACTGCCAGATCAATCTCGGCAAAAACTGCCTGATTGTACTCGTAAAGCCGCGATGCGGTATTTGTTGCCTCCCTGATGACGCCAGTCAGTGCGGTAAATTTCTTGGAAGACTGAACGTAAGGGAGAGCAAGCGTCAGCTTTTCGCCGTCAATCCATGTTCCACCGGATTGAGTGCGAATCCATTGACCGTTCGCGTCGTATCCTTGGAGCGTGATTGTTTTGCCGACATCTGAAGCGTCGCCAGGGTAAACTCGAATGTAGCTGTTATTGCCGCCAGACAAATCACGGTAAGAAACAACAGTGCCACGATCAACAAGCTGGTTTCCGGCGCACGGGTTGCATTTTCCAAGAAGTCCAAATCCAGTTTCTTGAAATTCATACCATTGGTTTCTTACCGATCCGGTTCCGCAGCAGTCGGCGACAGCCTCAATGGTTTCAATCGCTCGCGGCCAAGTAATACACCCATCAACGGTCGTAACCGTGAATCGACCGTACGATCCAGCCCACAGACCCTTGTGTAGAAGCCTTCGACACGCTTGATTGATGTAATCATAAACGCGCGCATCATCGACACATACTCCGATGACACGGGCGATTGTGGAGCGAATGTCCTGAACGATTAGCTTCATTTGGTGTAATAGACTCGGCCAGTTCGCTTGATAAAGTAAACACCGTAAAACGGCGGCAGGTTGTTATGGGCCGCATCACCTCCAGTGGATGAGGTGGCTACATTCGCTGTAGTTCCATACTGAACACCATTTGCTCCGCCGTTATTTGCATCCGCAGTTACAAGCGGGAAGAAGTTGTGAGCGTGGGCAGGCATCTCAGGAACTGTCAGCGTGTGCTTGTCCTCGCCGACAACAGAAGTTGTGGTGGTAGTTCCTTGAACAGAAACAGCGCCGCTTGCGGCAAAAGCCCCAACACCGACCGGAAATCGAGCGTCAAACGCGTTGTCAAGTTGCCACATCGAACCGGCGTAAGGATTGCCAGAGTAAACAGTTCCATCTCCGCCATCGTACGACAGCACATCAGTGCTTGTTCCAACAAAAATACGACGCTCAGAACTTCCAGCCGCAACCGGATTTTGGCGCGCCCAATATCCGCCGTTGAACACCCACCAATCCCCATTCTCATCCAACCACGGATAAACCTGATTGTTCAGCGCAGGAGTCGTAGAACCAAAGTTGAAAAACGAGTTTCCAATCGCGCTGTTGAACGTCGCCTGAGTGCCGCTGATGATGTCGTTGGCCAACTGCTGGTAGTTGGACGGGCAGTACGTCAACGGAAGGTTTGGAGCGGTAAGCGTGATGAGGGTTAAGTTTGGCATGCTATTCCGATGTGTAGGTGAAAGGATCTATGTCGCAGCCTCCAAGAACTTTGCATCCCTGATATGTCCGACATTCTCCAACAGGAGATTCCTGAACGTCGTAAGCGTGAACGCGGATGCTCTTGATTCTGCAATAGCCCGAAACGGCAATGCTAAGCTGAACCTCGTACAAGTTTCGAGCCGGTGTACTGATGGACTCGTTACACGCGATGTCGCCAGGGGTTGGAAGCCGCATCTTCGGACGGTATTGCGGCTGAAAGTTTGTCAGAGGACACAGCCCAGTCAGACACTGATCGACAATTGCGCACTCAGTCCAGTCAGCCCATTCAATCCAGCCGGGATATTGGTCGGGACGATATTGGACATAGAACGCCGCCGAACCGCTTAGCGAGTCGATGAAAATGTCGCCCGAATCGAGCTTCTTCAATCCAAACGGAAGTTCGAAATTGTAAGCGCGAGTCTGCACCTGCCACTCAATTTCCTTTTTAGGATCGGACAGGTTTGAATCGAACTTGTTGGACTTGGTGATTTCCCAAATCTGAATTGAACCATCCGATCCGCGAGCAATCGCGAAACAAGCGTCTCCGTAAGCGTTCTCAGTCTTCAGAATCTGCAACACATCCAATCCGGTCCAGATTCCAGACCAAGCAGGCGGAAACTTTTGCCGCATCGACGTAATCAGATCAAAATCAAGAACCGCCAACGCTTTGTGAATGACGCCCTGAGCGTTGTACCGAGGCTGACTTGTCATCAGCAATCGATTATCGAACACGACCGCAGAGCTGGCCCACAGCAAATTCGTCTGGTCGTTTTCAACAATGGGCATCATCTCGCCGCTGATTGGGGTATTTCCCCAGTCACTAAATGAGCGACGAGCGATGATGAATGATCGGATTCCATCGACAGAACGGTAGAACACATCGCCATTGACGGTGATGGCCGACCGAGAACCAAGCGCACCGCTTGTCAGCAAGCTGATGGCTTGAATCGGGTAGTTCAGATTCTTCCAAGTGTCACGATCTACGGGAGCTTGGACACTGAAGACGTATCTCGGGGTGAAGATAAGAAGCGGTCCTTGCCCAAGCGACGTGTCTGGATTGCCAGGGACGGCCATTGCCGTGATGCCCCCTGAATCCGACGGAACCGCGAAGTCTCCGCCCTCATTAAGGAAGGTGTTCTCGGTTTCCTTGAGAACACTCGCTCGCGTTCCATCCCCATAAACGATGTCAGTCGCTCGAAATGAAAACCCATCAGGAAGCGCGTACCAGATGCGGCCATTGACGTAGGCCATCATCTTCCCGGTCTTTATTTCGTCGTCGGTTGCGCGGCGCAGATTTGTTCCGTTGAAAATCAATGGCCTGCTGAATCCATCTTGAATGACGACAAAGTTCTCCGCTTGAACCATCCATCCATCAAGCAGGTTGGAAGGATTCTCAAGATTCGGAGAAACCGTCAAATTCTGGGCGTTATTTTGAAGGCAGTCGTAAAGCCACACTTTACCACTGATCAGCATCAGAATGAACGTCTGACCGTTGTCTCCGATGTACGGAAGCGCGCACTGGAATGTGCCTGTCAGACTTTGAGAGCCATAACAATTCTCCGACCATCCATCAGCCGTCACGTTGGTTTGATCCGCCGTAACCTCAGCATTGTCCGCTGTAATCGTCGTGCAGAGATTGTAATCCTTCTGAACGAAACCGGGGCGAGGAGAAATGAAACTCTGCCGGAAGCTGGCGTTCACCGCAAACGCCACCTGATTCTTGTCCACCTCAGACGGCATGACACCGGCATCAATGCCACCTTCAAAGGTGACAGATCCGTCCGTGTACCTCCGTGGTGCGCGTTCGCTCATGGCTTAAGCCTGAATCCGTTGGATTGAGAATGAAGCTCCCTCTCGAATGTAATATGTATTTAGAGAACTAGTCGTAACTAAAACCTCATAGTAATCACCAATCGATGCCTGATCTATGTACTGAATAAAAAATGGTCCAACTAAACCCGTCGAGTTTGTTGACTGAATATTTGCAGGTCCAATATCGGTCGTTCCATTTTTTCTAATCTTAAAAGAAACCGTAGATGATGTTCCCGTATCTGCACTTAACATTAAGGCAACATCTATTCGGTAATAACTTGCAAGAGCTGCCGTAAACCGACCTGTAGCCGCAGTAAATCGTGATGCGGTATCAATTCCAGTCCAAGATCCAGACGGAAATTCTGTCAAACTAAACGGATTCTTAGTTAAACTCGGGCCGATTTGCGGCGCACCAGCACCCACAGTTCCGCTTACCCTCCGCGTAAAAGTTTCATAAACGAACGCCGCCGCAGCTCCCGTGGCAGCGATGGTAATCGTTCCAGCGCCAGGAGTAATCGTGACGTTCGAACCAGCGGTCAGACTTGCTAGTGTGTATCCAGAACCGTTGCCAATGAGAAGTTGGCCATTGGTTGGGGTAGAGGACAAATTTGTTCCACCCTTTGCAATCGGAAGAACCCCACTGATTTCCGCTACAGGAACAGAAGCAACAGTCGAAACAGCACCAAATCCACCAGATCCTTGAGTTTTAAGATAACCAGCAGATAGGGAATTAAGAGCCGTGGCACTCGGAATCGAGGCGTCAGGAGTACGGACGATATAAGTTCCAGCCGACGACGCGCCGCCAGCAGCGCCTGCCGGACCTTGAGGACCAACCGCTCCAGCAAGCGTGACGAGAGAGCCAGACGGAATGAGCGTGGTCGGGATAGCATTCGGGATGCTCAAGACTCCAGCAGCAGGATTTCGCAACGTCACGTTTAATCCCGTGACATCGGTAACTTGCAGGTATCCGCATCCTTGAACCGAAACAAAAAACTGACCAGCAACGGATTCAGGAAGAAACGACGCGTTTGAAACCGGAACAACAACGCTCGACCCAAGAGCTGGGACAAAAAATGCGGCGGTCGTTGTGGAGAACGAATTTACGCCGTTTGTCCCGTTCGTGCCGTTTGTACCAGCCGCGCCGCGCGGTCCTGGGATATTCACGATGACAGGGTTTGTGCAGCTCATCTTGAAATCAGCCTCCTCTTATCTCCACGTTCCTGCAATTTTAATCTTTGGCGTGGACTGCTTCCATACTCCCGACACCTTTATCCAGACGACAGTCTGCCTCCAAACTCCAGAAACTTTAATCCAGAGCTTGCTGACAACCGTCCCCTGATTTGAAAGGAGCGTTAGGAGCATTTTTATTAGTCGTGCGCCTTAATCATCACATAGCCAGCCGTCACACCCACACCAGCCGTACTGATCCTAGCGCGCATCAAAGCGGCGTTGATGTCTACAACAGTCAGTTGGACGGTTGAACTGGCCACAGCAGTCAGAGGCGCACCGATGCTGTACCATGAAACACCGTTGTCGTCGCTGCCTTCCAACTGAATGGCCGGTGCAGTTGTCGTGATTGCGCCGACGTTGATGACCAACTGAGCGCGGTTTCCGCAATCACGGGTGTCAAGACTCGGCGTCGTGCTGTTGAGTGTAGTGAGACTGATGGTTCGATCAATCAACTGGCGCACCGCTTCGTTGTTAGTGCTGGCCTGGAGTCGGTTGATTGAGCGGGTGAATGAAGGTGAGGTTCCACCAACTGTTTGGACGTATCGCACACGGTTTCCAGTCAAACGCATGATTGGCGAACGATACTGTCCGCCTAAAGTGATGCGCGGGAAGTCGTAAACCTTGAACCAGTTGGTTCCGGAATCGTCGGACTCTTCAATAGCAACGTCCATTGTTGCAAAACTTCCGCTGACTGACGTGACAACTATGTTGACCGAGTAGCAAGTGCCGAACGTCGGGGTGAATGCACTGGTTGTGGTCGTGCTAGTTAGTGCAGACGATGACAAGTCCGCAATGATGCCTGGAAAGTTAAGGTTGGCGGCAGTAAGCGTTCCTGTGCCAATGTTGCTAGTAACAGTGCCTGAAACAGTTGCTGTTCCAAATACTGTCACCGGAGCCGCATTCATTGCTCCCTGCGCTCGGTTGCCCTGTATGTAGACGGGCATGTTGGCGAACTTCTCAATCGAACAGAACGACATCGTCCACGTCGTCGAGGAGGCTGGCGCGGTCGTGCCGTTGAACGACCAGACAAACAGGTAAAGGTTGAGATTGTCGTCTGGGATGTTTTCGAGCCGGTTTGCCCTAACCGCAACGGTCGGCGTCGTGGTTGTGGCTCGCAGTTGATCCGCCCAGAACACCTCACGGCCGGTCAGCTCGCAAGTGATGATTGTACCGGGAGAAGCCGTTGTGTTAATCGTTGCGGCAGTGTCGCCCTGCGCCCATCCACGACGTTGAGCGTCCACGCTGATGGCTGTGGCGGTGGCTCCGGTGACGAGATTTCGGACGTAAGAATGACCGAAGACTGTCGCCGTACAGCTACCGGACGCAGGCCAGCCAGCAACGGTGAGGTTGTACGAAACACCAGCGACAACCGATGCGATGGCGTAACGGCCGGGAACACCATTCGCGCCAACGATGCGGCCCACTTGCACAAACTGACCGACGCTCGTTGAGGTAAAAGCATGACCTGCTTGAGCAACGGTGATGCTTGTCGCTGAGTTGATCGTGACAGTCAGACCTTCGCCAATAAGGTCGGCCAACATGACGGCCAAATTGGTGTTGGCAATGCGTTGCGATGCGACAACCGAGAACTTGAGGCGCATGGATCCACGCCAAGTGGTCGTCGAACGTGTGAAGAACTCAGCGTTGGCCGTGGTTCCTGCAACGATAGCCAGCGCACCGGATGCTTGGCTGTATGAGACGCCTGTTCCGGTTTGTGGCGTGGCGAATTGGGCCGAGATTACCGATGCTCCGACTTCGGAAAACGACACGTTCCAGATTTCTTGTCCAATTGCGCGGACAGGTGAACCAGATGCTTCATTGTCCAGAACGCGGGTCGATAGCGCAGGAGTCTTTCCGTCAATGGAAGACGTATCCACTTCCACGGCCGCAAGAGTGGTTTCCGTGGCAGCACCAGACGGAAGTGCGCTGGAAACAACGTCAACCTGAAGCTCACCGTTTGAATCGGTCTTAAGAATTCGGAGATTTGTGCCGTCGCTTCCGCCAACCTGAGTCGCCTGAGAAAGGGCTGGGAAACCGATAGCACCAGTTGACGGAGTGTTGGCAGTTACCGTTCCACTTACCGGCTGGGTGACACCCGATCCATCAACCGGTACACGGCCGGAAACAAGAGTCGCGGTCTTGTTGTTGATGTCCGTTGCGCGCGCAGCTCCGACGCTGGTGTTTAGTTCAATCGAAGTCAGCCAAGCAGTTTGAGTCTCCTGCTCAAGAAATGTTGATGCGCCTGTTGGAAGTGGAACGGAACCGACTGAAACAGGAACAGCACTTGCTCGAAGTTGAGTATCGGTAAGCGGTTGGGAAAGCCCGGTGTTTGCCGTCACAGTTCCGCTTACCGGCTGCGTTGCTTGGAAGAACGTGCCACTAACCGGAACGGCTGCGGCTCGAAGCTGGCTATCCGTAAGAGGTTGAGACAGGCCGGTATTCGCCGTCACCGTTCCAGAAATTGGAACTGTAGCCGCTCGCAGTTGTGCATCAGTCAATGGCTGAGACAACCCAGTGTTAGCCGTAACGGTTCCCGTAACCGGCATCGGGTTGCTTGACGAGACATCGGTAGCAGAGCCATCGGTTCCAATGCCAATTTTAACGCGCTGATGCAAAACGCCTGCGATTTCGTCAGCAGCCACTGTTGCACCCGTTCCAGGTGTATATCCTACGTTGTCTGCCATAGATTAGATGTATTGAAGGTAAATATCCCCATCAGATCCGCCAGATGGTGATGACGTTCCGCTTGTTATGGTTTTTTGAGCGACAAGATTTGACCGAGCGGAATCGGCTGTAATTGCACCAGTTCCGCCACTTGCGACAGCGAGAGTTCCTCCGATGGTCATCGTGCCGCTTGCCGTCAGCGGGGAGTTGGCCACGGTCAATCCTGTGCTTCCGCCTGAAAGCCCGATGCTCGAAATTGGAGGAGTTGAATAGACTACGTTTACGAGGTTAAGCGTGTAATCCAGCTCGTTCTCGGAAATCGTTGATACGACTCCAGCTCCGTCAAATTGGATGGAGATGTCGTAGCTGCTCATGGCGCGACTGTGATTCCGTCACAGACGATGAGTTTGTAGGTTCCAGTCGTTTTCGGGCCGAACGTGCCGACAACTTCGAACGAAAAATCAACGTAATAAGTGCCAGCAGGCCAATTTGCCGTTGCAGAACCGGGAGCGATAAACAGGATCGTAGCGTTTCCGCTTCCATCGATTGCGCCTGAAATGGTTCCGAAATCGTAAAGCAGCACCCCAGACGAATCTCTGATCTGAGAATACCCAACAATACCGGTCCAGGAAATCGGAGGATTTGCGGGAACAAAAAGAGAAACGGAGTATTCCTCGCCAATTTTGATGGTCATCACGCCGATTACAGCGCAATTATCACCGGAAGGTTGGCAATCGGTTGCCGTTGTCGCGCATGGCGACGAGCAGGATGAACCGAAGTATGGTTGCGAAGGCATAACCTTCCTAAAACTCTGAATCCATGATTCTTTAACGCAAGGTCAAAATGGCGGATCAAACCACAGAGCATCCACTTATTCAGCACAAGTATGGAATTCGTTCTCCGGTCAAGATTCCTGACCTTGAGCTAGAGCTTTACGCATTCCGAAACCGACTCCAGCCCAATGAGGGCGGACTAGGTACTTTCAACCATTTTGTTAACGCCACCAAAATGCTCTGGCCAAAGATGAG